TTACAAAGATTTACCAGAACAAGCTGTTGGTTTAATGAGTTTGAAATCTACGGGTGTAAAACCTACACATGATGAACACGATACAGTTCAATGAGGAGAAGTGATGAGGAACTTAGCAGATATAACCAAACCTTTTAGGGGAAGTGAAATGAGAGAAAAAATTAATGCCGTACAACAAATATTTGGGTTCTATGGTTTTATAGCTTCACCGCTATCTCGTAAGAAGATAGCTCATTTAATTTGCCGAGGTAAAACCCTTGATGAAATTTATGAAATTGGGTGTGCTGTTTATTGTGAGTACAAAGGAAGGTTTTAAGGAGAAAAAATGAGTACATATTGTTTTTCGGTTAAGTGTGAGTATATCTATGAGATATCAGCACGTGATGAAAAAACCGCTCGTAAGATATTACAAGATAAAGGTGGTTTAGAAATAAGTGGAGAATTACTTTTATCGGAAGATGATTACGAAAGAGCAGAACTTATAGAAAGGAGAAAGTAATGAACAGTTCTAAAGAAGCGTTAGCGAGACAGATAGTTTCGTTGATACACAAAGCCCCCATTCAAGATGGTGAAGCTAACTATCTTTCTGATGGAGAAGTATTAGATGTTGTGTACAAAATCTGTACAGATGTTTTGGCACAAGAGTACATAAGAGCAAAGCAAGGCAAAGAAGCTGAGTCTGAGTTTATTTCTAACACATGAGGTTGAGTGCGGTATGTCATGTTAAGGTATGCCAAGGTTAGGTAGGTCAAGATATTGCATGGTATGGGTTTTACGATTTATAACACTGTTATTTTTTAAAAAAGGAGAACGATATGGTACAAGCTGTTGATTCAACTGTAAGAGAGTTAGTGTATGAATTTTTAAATCAACTTAGGGATATGGGCACTGTCAATATGTTTGGTGCTACATTGGACTTACAGGAAGAGTTTGGGTTTGATAGACCAACTGCTAGAGCATTGCTAAAAGATTGGATGAGTAATTATGACAATTTAAGGCAAGCAATACAACGAAAGGAAGAAGATAGCGATTCTGTAATTTTAATGGTTGACGGAGATGAAGATGTACCTGTCGTTGATGAAGATGAATTACCTGAAAGGAAGTATTAGTGAATACGTTTCAATTAGTAAACTTTAAGGATATGTCTATTGTTACGGTAAATCGTATGCAACACACTAGACCTATTCCAACTCAAAAGGTGGGTGCTTTGGTGGAGTATTATCCAAAGCACCTTTCTATTCTTAAAAATAAAGCCCCACGTAGAGGATATATTTCTTTTGGTGCCCCTCACAATCTTTGTGAACAAATTGATAACTGTGGAGTCAGTATGAAGTCCATCTTATTTTTTATGTCTGAACATAAATTACTAGAAGGTTTAGAGAAAAGTGATGGTAAAGGTTTCCAGCACAAAGGTAAGTTAATTACTTTTGTGGTAGGTTATCACAACTTAGTTTCTGAAAAGTTAGGAGAACAAATTATCGGAGATTGGTAGAACTGGTATCGATATAGGTTCGGTTCGGTGTGGTGAGGTGAGCTTGGGTGAGCATAGGCTCGGTTAGGTTTGTTGTGTTTTGGTTTGGTGCGGTAAGCTTTGTTTCAAAAAGTAACACTGTTATTTTTTAAAAGGAGAAGGGTATGGTAGCGAATCATTTGTCGCCTGAAATACTTAGAGATAAACGTGATAGGTTAAAAAAGATAGAAGTGGATTGTTGGTCAAGAGAAGATGGTAGACGAACAATCTCTTTCTTAGATGCTGAGGAACGATTCTTTATTGATGATGTCCAATATGCAAAAGCAATTGCCGAGAAGTATGAATTACATGGCGATTATGTTGTATCAGTAACTATAAATAATAAGTTAATCATTCTTGAAGGAGAAAAACATGGCGAAGGCTAAACTTGTAGAAGTATCTAAACCATCTAATGATGGTAGGCACTCAATAGATATGAGTGTTCCATATGCGGTGCATTTGACTATTCAAGGCACTTCTGATTTGTTGTTTCACAGATGGTCGTGTGAAGATGTTGAAGAGAAAGCAAACGCTTCTAAAAACTCAGCGGCAAAAAAGACTGACAATATAGATGCGTATCTCTGGAAAGATGAGAAGGGTAATATCTCGTTACCTTGTGAGTACCTTAGACAAGCTATCATTCATGCGGCTAAGTTTGAGAAAGACCCACGCTCTCCTCGTAAGTCTGCTATGGATTTATTCAAAGCAGGCGTTGTGTCGATTACTGATTTGGCATCACTCGGTGTAAAAGAGCCAGATTATTTGGATAAGCGTAGGGTTACTATTCAGAGAAATAGTATCAGTAGAGTTAGACCCGCTATTCGCTCTGGGTGGAAAGCATCACTCATACTACAAATATTAACTCCCGAATATATAGATATCGTTTTGTTCAAGAAGGTTTTGGACACAGCGGGTAGGCTTGTAGGTGTGGGAGATTTTCGTCCTACCTTTGGTAGATTTTCTACCGTGAATTTTGACGTGAAACAAGGCTAGGGAACTTTATAGGCAAAAACACGTCTAACTATAGTGAGGGATAAGTGTGTTTAAATTCGTTGTGCTTCATGGTGTGCAACGAACTCCTATGTTTGCTTATCCCTCACACCCATAAAAGTAACAGTGTTACTTTTTTTATTTTTATCTTAACCACTAACATCTTTACAGGAGATTGATTATGTCTGACACATTTCAAGTAGTTGACTATGACGGAGCAGTTGACCTTATCCACCACAGCGGTAAAAAGACTGATAAAAGTAACGGCATTACATATATGCTGTTTGGAAAACCTGGGGTTGGTAAGACCTCAGTGGTTCATGGGTTAAAAGAAAAGAACCCAACACATGAAGTCGCTATGATTGATTGTGCGAATATTGACCTTGGCGATTTACTTATGCCTTGGATTGATAAAGAGAACAAGTGTACTCGGTATATGCCAAACGCTCAGTTCAAGTTTCATCTAAAGAAGCCACTGATTGTTGCTCTTGACGAGATTACAAAAGCCACTCAGGCAGTACAGAATATGTTGTTACCACTTGTCTTAGAAAAGCGAATCGGTGATTTGCATTTGGAGAAAGGGTCAATGGTGCTTTGTACTGGTAACAACCCAAATCTAAACTTAGGCGACTCTATTAAGTCTCACGTGTTTAATCGTTTTTCTACTTTGTATTTCAGATGTCCGACTGTACAGAAGTGGTGTGAATATGCTGTGCGAAATAATGCTAACCCTGTTGGTATCGCATACATTATGCAACACCCAAACAACATGACAGAGTATACCGATTCGGGTCAATCTAAGAACACAAATATTTTTAACCCACCAGAAGGTATTGTTAAACACTTTCTAAGTCCACGTTCAATGATGATGGCTTGTGAACTACTCGACTACAGAAAAGATATTGGTGCTACTAAAACCCTTGCGGGACTTTGCGGTTTGATTGGTCAATCTGCGGCTATGGAACTTAATGCGTTTATCGAATTAGATGATAAGTTACCTACATGGGAAGCTATTATTGCTAACCCATCTACAATCGAAATGCACGAAGACCCTGTTGCGGATATTATCACCGTCCACAAAGCTATTCACGCAGTAACATCTTCTACTATGCCTAAGTGGTTGGAGTATCTCACCCGTATGGCAAAAGAGAAGCAAGGTATGTTTGCGAAAGTTTTGCAGAAGTCTAACAACAAGAACTCTATGGCTTGCAAAGCTTTCATCGATTGGGCACAAGAGAACAACTATCTCTTCTGTAAAACAGTTAAATAATAACAGTGTTACTTTTTGAAAGGATATAAGTATGAGTGTAATACCAAGCGTTACTCCGATAAAACAATCAATGCAAGATTTGATTGCGGCACAGGAGCAAAAGAACATACCAGTAGGTTTGACTCCACAGCAACGAGTCGAGCGTATTGTGGTTGGAATAGTTACTAACATTAAGTTTATGCGTATGGGCGGCTATCTGTGTAACGTCAATGTTACTGAAGATGATAACCCAATTGCTTTTGCTGATGGATTGAACATCACTATCTCTACAGGGTTTGTTAACTTACTAGAAGATAAAGAACTTGCATTTGTTTTGATACATGAAGCGTGGCATTGTGCATTTAAACATTTCTTCATCTGGAAAGAACTTGATGAGATATGCCGAACAACTACAAACATTGCTATGGACTATGTAATCAATCTTCAAATTCAAGACTACGACCCTCAACAAATTGTTTGTAAGTTTCCTACAGGCATTGTTCAAGGTGTAATTGATGAGCGATTCAGAGGTATGAACACAAGAGAAGTCTTTGACATAATCTATGAAGAGCGAGAGCAAGGTCAGGAACATGGAGAAGGTTGGGATGTTCATGGTTGGGATAGTGTGGAGCAACTTGACGCAGAAGAAACTGTTGAAGTCTTAAAGCAAGTAGACCAACGTAATCGACAAGGGGATGTGCTTGTTGCATCTCAATCTGGCAAAGGTATAGGTGACCAATCATCTGGCGAGGAGCAAATATTTAATGAACTATTTGAACCTAAGCTAGACCCTTATGCCTTGTTGCAAGATTACATGACAGCTTTGTGTCCAGACAGAAATGATAGTTCATTTCGTAAACCAAACCGTAGGTTCTTATCACAAGAAATTATTATGCCTAGTTACGTTGGCGAAGCTTTACCTTCACTCGGTATTGCAATTGACTTGTCAGGTTCAATGGGTTGGGTCGAAACAACCGAAGCGTTGACAGAGACATCGAAGATTGCAGAGTCTTTGAACATCAATCGAGTGGACATAATGTACTGGGATTGTGATGTGTATCACGAAGTATATGAGGGCGAACATGTAAAGGACTTTAAACATACTACTAAACCTCTCGGCGGAGGCGGCACTGACATCGAAACAGTGCCTCGATTTATCAAAGCGAAAGGGTTGCAACCCAATGTGCTTATTGTAATAACTGATGGCGAAGTCGGAGCCATTAACAAGTGGTGTTCGATACCTACGATATTTATCGTGGTGTCAAATGGAACGATTGAACCATCTATGAATAACTTTGGCAGTGTAATTAAACTTAATAAACCTAAAAGGAGAAGGTAATGGAAACATTAAATCATTCAGAAGTAAACGTAGATATACCTCAAATCACTGAGAGAGCGATGCTTGTTGAACTTAGTATTGGCGTATACAAATTCAAAAAGACTGATAAGACATTATCAGAAGAGGTTGCATCTAACAAGAAAGCAGCAGATGGAGTTGTTGAAGCTAAGAAAAACTTGCTTACTAAGTGTGAACCGTTAGAGAAAATCAAAAAGCTAGAGGGTCAGGCTCGCAATTGGCACTACAAACATACGATACCTTGGTCAGATAGTGGGTTGCGTTTGGTTACTATCCAACAGTATCTACCTTATGTAGAACAGTTGAATGGTTTCAAAGATGAGTTTTACAGACTCAAGCGTGAACTACTCAACTTGTACCCAGACTTGATTAACAAGCAGTCGTTTGCCAGTGGCGATTTATTCAATCGTGATGATTATGCAACAGTAGAACAATTGGAAGATAAGTTTCACTTTGGTGTAAATTACTTTCCACTACCACAGTCAGGCGACTTTCGTGTAGATGTACCGAATGAAATCAGAGAACAGCTACAGTCTAATTACGACACTATGTTCAAGAAGACTCTTGAAGGAGCTATGGCTGATTTATGGAAACGCTTACATGATAAGTTGTTACACATTAAGGAGAGTCTTATCGTAGCGGGTGATGGTAAGAAGAAAATCTTTCGAGATACTATGTTACTAAATGCGAGAGAGTTGTGTGAACTCCTCACTAACATGAATGTAACAAATGACCCCGAACTAGAACTAAGACGTAAGGAACTTGAGTCCGCTATCTCTGGTCTAACAGCAGAAGAGTTGCGTGATAGTGTCTTAGTGCGTGAAGATGTAACTGCGAAGGTAGATGACATCCTCAACAAAATGAAGTTTTAAATAATAACACTGTTACTTTTTTGATAGGAGAAGATATGAGTATTACAAATAATTACCACACAGTAAAGCAACACATAGATTGGTTGCGGCGAATCCAAGTTCATGCGGATTCGTGTTTAAATGCTTTTGATGACAATGTTAAACTCACTGACCACGTTGTTACACATGGAACTTATTACAAAGAACTTAAGATAAAAACAAGACTTGCATTGGCTTTTCTGGAAGGTTTGTTATACAACCCTAGTAAACATTTTGAAATTATGTTCAAAGTGGGAAGAGGTAGTCATGCTGTTAAAGTAAAAGATGTTGCTGATTGGGTACCTACACCTGACTCTGCTAGGCATTGGAGTCCTTGCCTGTTTAAAGTAATTGACTTCAATACTGAGATTGCTACGTGTGATTCGTTCAAGATGCACATGAAAACTGACCCAGAGAAAGGTAAAGAAAAGGAGAGTCAGATAGGAAGGACGATTTATCAAATAGAAGTTAAAACTCAGTATAAACTTGCGTACAAATCACCTGAACATGCTGTCAGAACATCTTTATACAAGAAGGCTGTTCAGTTCGGTCGTTACTTGTACAGTTCCAGTATGTTGCCCGCTATGATTGCTTGGTGTCTTAATAATAGTGAACGATATACTACGTTTCCGATGACCCCTAAGAAGTTTAACGAAGTACGTCTTATACAAAATCAAATTGGTAATCATTGGACTGACTCTAGGTTTGTTGCAGAACTATCGAACCCTCCATCTTCTGTGTGGAAAGTAGAAGGTCTAAATCAGTTGAGACATATTGATAACATGCTTAGAGAAGTACCATTTACCAAAGAAGAAAGTGCGTATGATCTTTGGAGTGAAAAAACTAGCTGTGCAGATGTTATCAGTAAAACTGAAAAAATTATCAAGGGTCTAGCTAGGGGTGCTAATCGTGATGAAGAAGATAGAAATTCTATTTCTACATATACTGCTTTGGCGGGGCAAACACGTAAACATCCTTGTGAACATCTGGTTAAACTTATCATGGGTTTACACGTCAGCACAGACCTTGAGAAGTTGAGGACGGCTTGTCGAAACGTACTTACAGATCAAAAAAATGCTGTGCTTAAAGTGCAGTCTTATCTCGGACAACAGGTGTATGTGGCTAAAAACCATCAAGGTAAATATCGAGTGATTCGTAGGTTTGCTGATAAGGCAGACACACAAGATGGGCGAGTATATTCTTATTTATGGCAGGAATATCCTAATCGTGAGAGCCTACCAGAAAGTATTTCTGGTAAGATGAGTGTACTTGACATTACTCGAGATGGAGAAAGTGGAGACTACAGTACAGTAGATGGTCTAGGACAATTGCAAAATGGCGATGATGATCGTGCCGAGACTTACGTGCTGATTGGCTCTGATTTTGATGACCCCAGAAAAGAAGGTAAAACAGAAAGTAGTTAAATTACTTAAGAGTCGGGGATGCTATTGGTTCTACCCAGTTGCTTCTGGGTTCGGTTCCGCTGGTGTCCCCGATATTGTTTGTTGTTACAAGGGTAAGTTTATAGGTGTGGAGTGCAAGGCTCCCGCTGCAGCCCATAGAGTTACAGCCTTACAGCAAAAGAACCTTACAGATATACAGAACTGTGGCGGCTACGGGATTGTAGTCAGCGGCGATTTATCTGAACTAGAAAAAATCCTAGATAATTTAGAAAAGTAACACTGTTACTTTTTAAACTTTATACATCCTCTTCGTTAGTTTACAACCCTCCTGAGTTGGTGCTTCCTCGTGCCATACGAAAGCTTCTTTATACGCTTTACATATATATTCACAAATAACTATTTTATCAGTAGGGTTTTTATGCACCCAGTTTAAGTTGCATACATACAAGTCTTGCTTAGGAATTAACATAACAGCTAATATTATACTGGCTACCATTTAACAATTATAACACTGTTATTTTTTGAACTTTTGTCGTTCGGTAAGGTCAATATAGTATGTTGGAGCCAATTTTTAAATTAGTTATATGTAAGGAACTTTTCCTTCTTTACGAGTGTGGGTATCTCGTAGACTACTTCGGTAATGAGGACGGTACTTTAAAAGGAGATTTAGATAGGATGGCTTTAACTAAAGTTGAAAAAATGTTTGTATCTTGGGGATTGAAACGATGGAAACAAAAACACTACAAGAAGTTTAGGAAAGATTTAAAACTTGATATGTTAAGTTATACGATAAAAGGCGATGGGAAACGCAAGCCGTGATGGGAACTGGTTTCGTACCCTATGTGATAACGAATCACCTCTTGGCTTGGCGAGGTGCGGTATGCCAAGGTTTGCTATGGAAAGGAGAGGTATGGTATGGATAAATTAGCATGTGTTTTGTTAGGTGCAGCTTTAACTTATTTTGCAACGGTTGAAAACATAGAACATATGAAATCTATGTGGGAAACTGCATACAAAATGGGTTATGGAGATGGAAAAAAAGTTGCGAAAGCACAATATGAATGGACTGATGAAAGAATCAGACAAGAGTGTATGCTACTACATTTTGAAGAAGATGATGAACGTAGAAATAGGTTAGGACTTAAAGGACTTGGAGAGTAATTTTGATTTTTTTAATTTTCTCTTTCGTGTTCTTTTTTGTTTTTTAATTACTTCTTCATTCCAATGAAGTATTCTATGACAGTTTGCACAGAGAGGAACGCATTTATTAACTTCTTCCATGGCGGCTCGATATCTTTTATTTTTAACAAGCTCATTAACTTTTGGATTATTTTTATTTCTTTCTACATGATGAAAATCTATAACAGCAGGATGGTTTGCACCACAGTGAGAACATTTATGGGATGCTTTAAATTGATCCCATTGCTTTTTGTACTTTCTTCTGTTTTTGCTCGCATTTAACCTATGAGCAGTTTTATTTTTTTCATACCATCTTTTATTATACTCTTTGGCTTTTATTTTTCTTATTTCTGGGTCTTTGTAAGGCATTTTGTCCAGTATATCGTTTGCTTGTTTAAGCCCCACGGAGAAGAGGGTTCAATTATTTTGTACTTACTACGTATTAAATTGTTTGCACTAGCTGGATTTTCTGTCGTATCTGTTATAGACCAAGTGTACCCTAGTTTACGAGCGTGTCGCTCTCTTATTGATAACATCTTTCTCTGTAAACCTTTTCCTCTCCAAGCAGGTAGAACTCCGCTTCGGGACATGTACATGGCATCTTCCCATTGAGATGATGGTCGTGATGAACAAAATGCTGCTGACTGTTTACCATCGAAACCCAACCACCAATAACCTTCATTGGTTGCGATTGGTTCGTCTTCTGGTAGACATGTTAATTGTAGGCTTGTTAATATATGCCTTACTTTAGTTGTCATTGTATAGATAAATTTAAATTTAACCACAGGAGAAATTATGAGTTCTAATAAGTCAATTATACAAGACCCCGACCAAATTCAATATGGTGGGGAACATTACAAGAAAATGACAGTCTCACCGTGGGATGTAATAGATTCGTTCCCCATAGAACAAAAAATCGGGGCGTATAGAGCCAACGCTGTTAAGTATTTATTGAGAATGGGGTCGAAAGATGATTCTATATTAGAGATTAAAAAAGCAATTCATTATTTAAGAAAATTAGTGAAAGTTTTAGAAGATGACGCAAAACTATCTGACAATTGATTTTGAAACTTACTACGACAAAAAGACATTTAGTTTAAGTAAGCTAACTACCGAAGAGTATATTAGAAGTCCTGAGTTTGAAGTTATTGGGGTTTCGGTACAGTTTAATGATGAAGAGCCTGAGTTTTTTACAGGCACATTTGAAGAAACTAAAGATTTTTTAGAGCAGTTTGCTTGGGAAGATAGTGTAGCTATTGCACATAATGCAATGTTTGATTCTGCTATTTTATCTTGGGTGTATGATATATCTCCTTTGGTTTGGGCAGACACATTGTCTATGGCAAGAGCTATTCATGGATTTGAAGTGGGTGGTAGTTTGGCTAAACTTTCTGAGTTTTATGAATTAGGTTGCAAAGGCACCGAGGTACATGATGCAAATGGTAAACGTAGAATTATGTTTACAGAAGAAGAGATGATTAAATACGGAGGCTACTGTTCAAATGATGTAGCTCTCACTTATAAGTTATACCAAGAATTAAAAAAACATTTTATCCAAATAGAACTTGACTTGATTGATATAACAATAAAAATGTTTTCAGACCCAGTTCTACACGTAGATGTTCCAGCTTTAGAAAAACATTTAGAAACCGTAAAATTAAAAAAGCAGGAACTCTTAAATAATGCAGAAGCGTCTAAAGAAGTTATTATGTCTAACGATAAGTTTGCTGAAGCTCTGTTGGCTTTGAACGTAACTCCTCCTAGAAAAATATCTCAACGTACAGGTAAAGAAGCTTGGGCGTTTGCTAAGAGTGATAAAGAGTTTTTAAATTTATTAGAACACGAAGATTTACGTGTGCAAAGTTTAGTATCAGCTAGGTTAGGGGTGAAGACTACAATTGAAGAAACACGTACTGAGAGATTTATAGGTATCGGTAAAAGGGGTCCCCTTCCAGTTCCATTAAAATACTATGCGGCACATACGGGTAGGTGGGGTGGTACAGACAAAATTAACTTACAGAACTTACCGTCAAGAGATAACACATCAGGTATAAAAAAATCTATTATACCGCCAAAAAATTACTCTCTTATAAACTGTGATTCTTCTCAGATAGAAGCTAGAACTTTAGCTTGGTTTGCGATGCAACAAGATTTAATAGATGCTTTTGCTGATGGTCAAGATGTATATAAGATTATGGCTTCCAAGATTTACGGTAAAGAAGTAGAGGATATAACAAAGGAAGAACGATTTTTTGGTAAGACAGTAATTTTAGGTTGTGGTTATGGTATGGGGCACGTTAAGTTTCAAGCTATGTTAAAACTTCAAGATATAAATATTGACTTAGACGAATCAAAACGAATCATCACCATATATCGAACTACTTACCCAAGAATAAAGAGCTTATGGTATGCCGCAAATAGTTCATTGGATGATATGGTTAGAGGTACGAAATGCGTGTTAGGTAAAAAAGGTATTATAGAACTTTGTAAAAATGGGTTTGTTCTACCTAATAATTTAAAACTAATATATAACAACTTAACTGTAAAGCAAGAAAGCGATTACTCTTTTGGAGTTCGATCTGTTTTTACTTACGATAGAACAAAGAGAGAAAAAGATGTTTATATATACGGTGGTAAAGTAGTCGAGAATATTGTTCAAGCGTTAGCTCGTTGTATTGTGGCGGAACAGATACTAAAAGTTAGTAAGAAATATAAAGTAGTTTTAACAGTGCATGATGCTGTTACTTGTTTAGTTAGAGATAGAGAGATAGAGGAGGCAAAAAAGTATGTCGAAGAATGTATGCGATACGTCCCAGAGTGGGCAACAGGACTCCCAATTGACTGTGAACTTGGAGTCGGAAAGTCTTATGCAGAGTGCTAACAAAGTGGCACTGGAGAATAGTAAACAAATGGTTACAGTCGTGCAACTTGTTGATAAACTTACACATTTTACGTCATTTAAACAGTATGCAGATGCACAAAAGGTAGCAGAACAGCTTATAATAGAAGCTAGGATGTTGCGAAATACATTCATACTTCTTGATGAGGAATCTAATGACGGAAAGTAAAATTAATTTACCGTGGTCTTACAGTAGCTATGGGGTTTTTCAACAATGCCCTAAAAAATACTACCATTTAAAAGTTATAAAAAATGTAAAACAAGAGTCTTCTAAAGCTATGTTGTACGGTAAAAGTGTCCACAGTGCAGCAGAGCATTTTGTAGCAGACGGTACTCCTATCCCTAAAAGATACGAATATATAGAGAAAGTAATGGAAAGGCTGCGTAATAGAGAAGGCGACAAGCATTGTGAAATTAAAATGGGTTTGACCGAATCTGGTGAACCTACTGGGTTTTCAAGCAAAGATGCTTGGTACAGATGTATTGCAGATTTACTCATAGTCAATAATAAAGATGCTGTACTAATAGATTACAAGACAGGGAAATCAACACGGTTTGCAGACACTAAGCAGCTAGACTTACAGGCTCTTTGTGTATTTGCACATTTCCCTGAGATAGAAAACATTAAAGCGGGGCTGCTATTTTTAGTTTGCAACGATATAATTAAAAGAGATTATACTCGCTCAGATATCATTGGAATAATGGGAGAATGGACAGAAAAATTTTCTCATTTAAAACTTGCATATAAAGAAGATGTTTGGAACGCCAAAGAAAATTTTACTTGTGAGAGATACTGCCCAGTTTTAGAGTGTGTTCATAACGGGAGACATTTATATCATGCCATATGTAACTAAAAAACGACCATACAAAAAAGAATACAAACAACAAAAAGAACGTGACGAACATAATAATCGTATGGAACGTCAACGAGCTAGAAGAAAACTAGATAAAGAAAAGCCAGATAAAAACAAAAACGGTAAAGCAGATATGCGTGAGGGTAAAGATGTAGCTCATAAAAAAGCTTTATCTAAAGGCGGGAAAAATAAGGACGGTATAAAGGTAGTATCAAAATCAAAAAATCGTTCTTTTAGAAGGAACTCCAAACGTCAATTAGTGTCAGAAAGGAGTAAGCGTGAATCAAAAGGAAAAGCATGAGGATAATAAACGAAAAAGGATTACTACTTAAATTAAAAAACCCAGACATAGTATTAGACAATATAAATAGAAGTAAGTTAGTAGAAGATGAGCAAGTCCTAGTTCGCTGGGGCTTAGAAGAATCATTAAAACTTAGAGAACTAAATTTTATAAACACACCTTCTCCAATACAAAGAGATTATAAATGGACAGGGTTTCACAAACCCATGAAGCATCAGATAGACACAGCCTCGTTTCTATCTATAAATAAAAGAGCTTTTTGTTTTAACGAACAAGGTACAGGTAAAACTGCTTCTTGTATATGGGCGGCTGATTATCTTATGAACGAAGGGTTGATAAATCGTGTACTAGTAATATGCCCACTTTCTATTATGCAGTCTGCATGGCAAGAAGATTTATTTAAATTTGCTATGCACCGCACTTGTAGTGTTGCTTACGGAACTCCTAAAAAAAGAAAAGCAATCTTAGAGGAAGGGTCAGAATTTGTAATTATAAATTACGATGGGGTAGAAATATTAAGTGATGAGATTAAAAATCAATTTGATTTAATTATTGTAGATGAAGCTAACGCTTACAAAAACTACTCTACTAAAAGATGGAAGTGCTTATATAAAATATTAAACGATGATACGTGGGTATGGATGTTAACAGGCACACCCGCCGCACATTCCCCAGTGGATGCGTTTGGTTTAGCTAGAATGATTGTCCCTGATAGAGTACCTAGATTTATGGGTTCTTTCAAAGATAAAGTCATGCAAAGGATATCGCAATTTAAGTGGATTCCTAGACCAGAAGCTGTAGGTATAGTGCATAACGTACTGCAACCCTCTATCCGATTTACGAAAAAAGAGTGTTTAGACTTACCAGAAATAACTTATTTAACTAGACGTATACCATTAACAAAACAACAAGATATATACAGAAATAAAATTAGAAAAGATAATTTAATTCTAGCGGCAGACGAGTGTATATCAGCAGTAAATGCTGCAACTTTATTAAACAAACTACTACAGCTCTCGTGCGGAGCAGTTTACTCAGATACTGGTGAGATCATATCATTTGATGGTGGTAATCGACTGCAAGAGCTACTTGCAGCAGTTAAAGAGTCATCTAATAAAGTCTTAATATTTGTACCTTTTAAACACGCCATAGAAATAATATCTGAAGCACTTACAAAAGAAAAAATAACAAACGACATAATATCAGGAGAAGTTACCCCTAAAAAAAGAACGGGAATATTTTCAGCGTTTCAAAATAAACCTGACCCTAAAGTTTTAATAATACAGCCACAGGCGGCGGCTCACGGGGTTACTTTAACTGCCGCAGATACAATTGTTTGGTATGGGCCACCTCTTAGTTTAGAAACTTATTTACAGGCAAATGCACGTGCTCACAGAAAGGGGCAAAAAAATCCTTTAACAATCATAAACTTAGAAGGTAGCTACGAAGAAAACAAAGTTTATGCGGCACTTATGAAAAAACAAAATATACATGAACAAATTGTGGAACTTTTTAAGGAGAAAGTAGACAAAGTAAATAATTGATAATAATATAGGAGAAAGTATGAATATAAATGCAGATAAACTTTCACAGCTTTATGTGAAAATGCGGGAGAAACTGTACGAAATGCAACAAGCTCACGAAGAAGAACAAAATACATTAAAAGAAAAAATGAAAATCGTAGAAGCTGAAATGCTAACACTTTGTGAGAAAACTGGAGCTGATAGTATTAAGACTCCAAACGGTACGATTATGCGTACAACCAGAACTAGGTTCTGGACTTCTGATTTTGAATCTTTATATAATTTCATACAACAAAGAGATTGTTTTGATTTGTTAGAACGTAGAGTTCATCAAAGTAATTTTAAGAGATGGGTAGAAGAGAATCCTGATGATTTACCGAAAGGTATGAATGAGGAAACTAGATATACCGTAACTGTACGTAAGAAAAAATAAAGGTTTAAATGAATAAGATTGTCTTAAAAGATAAGTCTTTTTGCCTCGATCAAAACGGAGAGGTTACTACATCTACTAAAAAAACATTAGATATAATCATACTTAAACAATCTCCACATGTTAGTAGGATGTACCATGATGGAGAGCATTATGTCTGTTGGTCTTACGATGGTATGAAACCAGATAAAGAAGTTAATGAAAGACAGAATGTTACCTGTATAGGTTGTAAGAAGAACATTTCTGGTTCAGATGCAAATCTAACAAAAGCTTGTAAATACCAAAAACAACTAGCTGTTTTACTAAGCCATGATATGAAAGGCGATGTATATAAGATTAGTTTATCTGCTAGTTCTATTTTTGGGGCAGCGAAAGGTAATAAGTTTTCGTTAGATGCTTATACAAAATATTTAAAAAATCACAGCGTAATACCAGAAAATGTTGTTACCCAAATAAGAGTTGATGAAGAATCAGAATTTAATAAGTTGTTGTTTTTTCCTAAAAGACCTTTAGAGGAGTATGAATATGATTTATGTGTAGAAAAAAGTAAAACTAAAAAGGCTTTAGATGCAACTAAATTGCATTTTGTTAGTCATAAGAAAAACATCACAAAAAAAGATTTAGTTCTTAGTGATAAAGATAATGTTTTAACTTTAACAGAAGCCATGGGAATGGCTGCCGATATTAAATAGGAGAAGTGTATGTCAGAACTTGCAATTTTAAATAAAGAAAATTTTGCGTCAATCGCAAAAGATATGGGGATGTTAGCTGATGTTTCTACAGGAAAGAAGAGCAATCTAGCTAGATTAAAACTTGACCATAAAGGTGTCGAGGGTACAACTGAAATTAAGGGTAAAAGTAAAACTGTATTAGTTGTAGACCCCGGGATGTACTGCCTTGATTTAGCAGACGGCTCTAAAGTTTATGATGAAAGCCCTACCATTCGTCTTTACAACCAAAGATTTTGCTACAAGAAATATGTTCAAGCAGATAATACTTATGTAAAAACAATCATGGAGCTTAATCTTAAAAAAGATTTACCTGATACAGATGGTGGTTATAACTGTGGTAAACCTGCGGGTTGGGTCGAAGACTATGATTCATTAGATCAAGCAACAAAAGATTTGATGAAATCAATTAAAAGAGTTCGTGTGTTTTTTGGTGTAGTTACTTTTAACAACCCTGTCAATGCTAAAGGAGAAGATGTAGACAAGGTAGAAGTTCCTTTTATTTGGGAGATTGATAATAGAGAGGCTTTCAAGCATATGGGCTTACCTATTAAAACCATGGCTACTATGGGTCATATTCTTCCGCAACACAATTTAAGTCTTGGTAGTGAAGAGAAAGTTATATCTAATACCATTAGGTATTTTGTACCAACTTATCAGTTCAATGAAAAAGTTTTAGATTTAACTAAAGCCGACCAAGATGTATTCAATAATTTCAATGATTGGATAATTGATTACAACTCTTGGGTTTCAAAGACTCATAATGACAATCGTAAAGAAGCAGATGGAAATTCTCCAGAAGTAATAGAAGCTCCTAAAGACTCTGCACCTAAACCCACTGTTCGCTCCAATAAAAAAGTGGTAGAAAAATCAAAGCCGTCTTTAGAGACAGTAGTTGATGAATTTTTTGACGATTAATTATACCCGTATCATTCGCTAGATATGGCTCCAAAACAGTGAAAAACTCGTGCCGGACGGGGTTAGCGAAATCCGGCATTATTTAAAGGAGCGACATGATAGGCTACACACAATTATTAGCAACAAAGAACAGTGAAGCGAATCAAGATAATCTAGGTGTTCAACTTGGTAAGATTTGCATACATAAAAAAGTACCAGTTCAAACTGTTGCAAATTATTTTGGGGTATCACGAGCGGCAGTATACGCTTGGTTTTCTGGTGAATCTAAACCTAGAAAAAGTAAAGAACCTGAGATAAAAGAGTTTATAAAAAGTTTAGAACAGTAATATGATAGAACTACTTCGATCCGTACTAGCAAGTGAAGGTTTATATCATCTTGCAGGGCATAACGATTATGAACCTGTAAAAAGAAAGATTAAATTTTTTGACTCTTTAGATAACGCTGAAAATATATGTAATAGTTTTTTAGGTGAAGATAGAAATGTGTACTTCGCATTAGGAACTTTTAAGGATGAAAAAGCAAAGAAACCAAGGGGTAGAGATAACGTAAAGTTTTTAAAATGTATCTGGTTAGATATAGACTCTGGTGATTCTAAAACTTATAAAACAAAAGATGAAGCGTTAGAAGCTTTATCTAATTTTCTTTCTGATTCTAAACTACCCTTACCTTGGATTATAGATTCTGGAAATGGTTATCACGTGTATTGGCCTTTTGATAAACCATTAACAGTAGAAGAGTGGCAGCCTCTAGCTATGTCTTTGATAGATTTATGTTTACAACACAAGTTAAATATAGATGTAGGAGTAACCAAAGACGCTGCAAGAATATTAAGAGTACCAAACACAAAGAACTTTAAGTCTGACCCACCAAAAGATGTACAGGTGATACAAACTTGCCCAACAGAATATGATGTAGATGAAATTAAAGACCTGCTACCTATTGGGGAAGTAGTCGAGGTTACTAAGTCAGCTAAACCTGCACCTGTTTTTGATGTAAAAGAAAAACCAGAACTTAGTAACATGACTTTTTTATTCTCTACTTTATTAAACAAATCTAAACGAGGTAAGGGCTGTGAACAAATAAAGTATGCGTATGAAAATCAAAAAGATGTAAATTATGATTTATGGAGAGCAGTGCTTTCGGTGGCAGAATATTGTGAAGATAAAGATGTTGCTATGCACCTCATGTCAAAAGATTATGAAAAATATAATCCAAACGAAACAGAGAAAGTAACATCTGGAACTAGAAGTGAAAACTCAAAACCTTTTTTATGTGCTACGTTTGCACAATATAATCCCGGCGGATGTGATAAATGTATTCACAAAGATAAAATTAACAGTCCGTATAAGTTAGCAAAAGTTGTAGAAGAAGATGCGATACCAGAGAGTTTAGATGATTTAGTAGCCCCATATAAAAACGTAGAGTCTGTAAAAGAAGTAGAAGAAATAGTAGAAGAAGTAGAAGTAGAAGACGAACAGTTTGATGAAAAAACACAGTATGTCATGCCACAACCATATTTTAGAGGGAAACAAGGCGGGATATTTTTTACTACAAAAGACGAAGAACAAAAACTAATTTATAAATATGATTTATTTGTAACTCAAAGAATCTATGACGATCAAGAAGGAGAGAGTGTTTGTTTCAGACTAATCTTACCGCACGACTCCCCACGTAATTTTACTTTAAAAGCAGAAGAAATATCTACGACAGATATGTTTGCGAAAAGGATGGCAAACAAAGGAGTGCTTTCAACGAGTTACAAGTTAATTCGTGAGTATGTGTTTGCAGCAATCTTACAGTTGCAGCATAAGAAAGAATCAGATACTGCTCATCATCAGTTTGGTTGGACAAATAAAAAATCATTTGTAGTTGGCTCAGTAGAACTTACTATGGATGGGAGAAAACGATATGCTCCACCTACTGTAGTTACTTCTGACATGATTGATTGGTATCACAGTGCTGGGGATTTAGAGAAATGGAAAGAGGTATATAACAGCTACAACAAAGATGGTTTAGAAGGTAGTGCGTTTGCGGCTTTGTCTGCTTTCGGTGCTCCATTACTAAAGGTAGGTACGACATTTAACGGTATCTTTTTAAATGTAAAACACAACGACAGTGGTTCTGGAAAGACCACTATATTAAGAGTTATCAATTCAGTTTGGGGGCATCCAGAAAAGCCATTACGTGCACCGCATGACACTAATAATGCGTTGGCACAACGTATGGGTTGCTTAAACAATTTACCTTTTACTATTGATGAATTATCAAATACAAAACCAGAAGAAATATCTAACTTACTATATGCTGCTACACAAGGTAGAGGTAAAGATAGAATGGAGAACAATCGTAACGCCAACCGTTATAACAAAACATCGTGGTCTACAATTACAGTAACAAGTGGTAATGCTTCATATTATGGAAAGCTACGATTGATAAAAGATTCTCCAAAAGGTGAGCTTATGCGATGCGTAGAATACCCTGTTAGTTTGAACGATGCTATATCTGTTGAAGAAGGTAGAAGGTTATTCGATGATGTTCTCCTTAATAATTATGGTTTAGCATGGCAACCATATATGTGTGCAGTGCAACAGAACAAAGACGCTATTATTGAAAGAGTTCGTAAGATGGCTACAGAAATAAATAAGTCTTTGAATTTAACATCAGCATACAGGTTCTATTCTTCTTTAGGAGCAGTCAATATAGTGGGTGGGCAAGTTGCTCAAGAAAAAGGTCTACATGATTATGATTTAAAACAACTGTATGAATTTTTTAAAGATATGGTATCGCAAATTCGCCGCAACGAAAAACTAGACACTAAAGACCACTCAGAAATGTTAGGTAGATTCCTAACAGATAATCACAGAAAGTATACTTTGATTATTCAAAGTACATCAGATGGTAGAAAAGGTGGTAATTTAGAACGCCCACAACACGAGCCTATGGACAGTATTAAGATAAGATACGAACCTGACTTACAGAAATATTATGTAGATAAGAAGTTTTTTACACAGTATTGTGCTCAACAACAGATAGATTGTGAGGATTTGATTGATGCTCTCAGAGCAAAAAAGTTTGTTGTGGGGTTTAAAAAGAAAGCTATGGCTAAGGGCACAGCGGCTAGTTCACTTGCAATTGACACGATAGTGTTAGATGCTAAGAAGATAGACGACATCACTTATAAAGAGGAATGAAATCTGACGGTGTAGATTTTATAGTGCCATGGTTGGAATTTGAGGTAGGTACTTCTATATTTGTTCCTACGCTACATCCTAAGCAGACATTGTACGCTTTCCGTAAAGAAGCTAACATAAGAGGTATAACCTTTCTTCACCGTTTGGTAGTAGAGAATAATATACAAGGCTTGCGTTTTTGGAGAACTTAGAATATTCTAAACAAAAGTATTCATACTTTCTCCTTCAAATCCTCGGGGGCCTTTTTGCAGTTTTCCTTTTTTCCAGCTCTCGAGGTCTTTTTAAATCCCAGAGTCGTCATCAGTAAGTAGTGATTGGTATGGTTGTAACCGTTTCTGCAAACTTTTATTTAAGCTAACCCCATCAAATACTTTAGTTTTTGTGAATTTTTTTCTTATCTTCCTAGATTTAGTTATAAATTTTCTATCCATTTTTAACTCTGGTATAGCTTTATTAAACGGAACTATCTCTTCTCTATAATACTCTTTAGCTTGTGGTGAATTTACGCCGTGTAGTTTTTCTAAAAAGAAGTATCTATCTGCTAATCTATTTTTACGTTTAAGTATAGCTTGCTCTATATTTTTAGATCTTCTATTAACTTCATACTGTAGAGAAACTCTAGCTGGAGAAAAGCCCATAAACTGAAGGATCATTTCTCTAGTCATTAAATCTTCAACAACAGGATCTCCTCGTTTAGTTAACACCCCACCTTCTAATTCGTATCGAGCTGTCTTTAATGGGTTACGTAAAAATACAGGAGTCATCTTTTCGATTCCTCTTATAGTGTGTCCTTGAACAATATCATCAATGCCTTTTAAAGCTCCTCTACCTAAAGAAAAACCTGCTCCCAATAACTCATCAAATATATAGCTTGCTTTTTCAGAGGGAGAGTGTTCTGGTATTTCTCTAAGTCCTAACACTCCACCAACGAACGGCAAAGAAGGATCTACATTTCCACCACCTAATAAAAAACTACCTTGATATCCAACCCTAGAGGATATATCCATACCTGTTACTTCATTTAATAACCCTTTGTATACAATTCTTGCACCTTTTGCTCCTAAAGTACCTTCTAAACCTTCCATAAGTGCTAAGTCAGCATCATATGGTACATTTTTATCGTGGAACGGAGATATTGGAGAACCGAAAACAAAATTTAAAACATCTCTTATAATGTAATAAAATGGCATACCAGCAGCACCTGCCATCGCAGCAGACATACCCATTAAGACTGTGAATTGTTGCAGTGCTACTCTACGAGCTTTTGGGTTTGCATTTCGTATCGCTTCTTTAAATAAATTTATGTACACAGATGCCATAAATGCAGAAAACTTTTTAAACATACCTATAAATCTAATTGCTGGATTCATAAATGGAGCAGGGGCTTGATCGGTTGCATAAGAACCTTGCGATTCTGTAATCATATCGTTTGTAAAATCAAACAACTCTTTCTTATTAGTTATTTTACCTCTACCAACTATAGGATATTTTTTAGCTAGTCTAAGTGCAGCTAAACTTGTTACCTCTCTGTTTAAAAGCTCTACTTTTTGAAACATAAAAGCTGACCACTTATTAAATCTTTCTAATATGACAGATGCTTCTGTAGCATTTTCAAATGCTAAGTTCATATCATACATGTGCATACCAGAACGCATTTCACCTAAGTTATCGTTATGCTCAAGCATTTCTAATTCTTCTCTAGTAAGGCCGTATTGTTTTTTTAATTGTGTATCATCTAAAAGTTTTAATTCTTCTAAACGCTCTGAATACGTATACTTAGTAAGCATACTACTTGCTCTTATTACTGATTTGTATGCTCCCATAACTTCACTAATTACTTCAGATGTTCGACTAAAACCAAATTTACCAGTTAATAAACCCACTGTAACGCCGGGAACCTGTGTGAAATTAATAAATGCAGATGCGGGGTTATAACCTAAATACCATAAAAAACCTAATCGGTTTCCAAAATTAGCGATTCTATCAAAAACAGTTGGTAAGTTTTGTTGGTTTTGCCTAATAGAAACTAATCGATCTGCATACGATCTAGCTTTACTTTTTTTACGTACATCGTCTGGTGTATTACCTGCAGTATCTCGTATTTGTTGATCTAAACTTCTATATTCTTTTTCAAAGTCAGCAGCATATTCTATACCGCCTATCTGCGTTGCATAACGGTTTGACATTTCCCCTATTACTTGTAGAACGTCTGTCATATACCCCGGAGTTCCTTTTCTACGCTCAACTAGATTTCTTCTAACTGAAGTATCTGGAAACAAGTGCATAGATAACTTTTTTAAATCCTGTTTAAGATTCTGCATATCATTAATTCTTTTTAATCTAGTAGCTTCATCTATATTAGGGTTGTTTTTTATGTCCTCTGATACTTTATTTAATTCTGCGTTTAACGTATCACTAAAATTATTTAGTCTATTTAGAACTCTTCCATTTATACTTTTATCTCCGGTCATTTCAGAGTCTCTAAAATACTCTATTTGTATATTCTTATTTTCTTTATTTAACTTATCAATAGCTTCCGTGGCTTCTCTTTCTGTTGCATACTCACCACTAAATATTGGGTCGCCTTGTTTAACTTGTGTTACATCATTTCCTTCGCCATCTTTTATTGTTTCTGTTTGTCTTGCAAATACAACGTGTTTTCCCTCTCTTAAAAAAGTAATGTAAGCATCAGAATCGGCTCGTTTAAATTGTTCTTTTAGGGTGTCAATCGTATCACGTACTTCTGGAGAAGTTTGACTGTCTGGTATACCAGATTCTCCAGCTCTTGTCTTTATTTGCTTTATTAGAGTTTGTAGAATTTTATTTCTAAAATATGGAAATATATCAAATACACCTTTTAGTAGTTTCCTACCGTTTTTATTCATACGATCTAAGGCTTGTAAATCAGACTGTAATTCATCCCATACAGCAGCTTTATCTCTCTTCTCTTCTTTTAAAGTAGTAGGATCAGAGAAAGTTATTGTCTTACCTTCATATTTAGAACGGCTTTCAAACGGATTAACTTCTGTCCTAGAAGCTAAAAATGCAATCTCTGATAATTTAGCGTATGCTTCTTTATGGTTAAATTTAAATTCAATCAGAGGGTCTATTATCTCTACTTTTGCGTACCTATTTAGTTCTTCTGTTAAAGCCCTAGATTTTTTAAATATTTCGTTTATTCTTTGAGGTTGTAAAAACCCCATATATTTCATCTCTCTTACGATTGTTTTAGTAAAAGATAAACTAGAGTTAGTAAAGTCTACAATATTTTCTCTTATCTGATTAAGATCACTACCTGCTATTTTTTTAGCTGCGTTTGTGGCTACTGTTAAAGTGCTAGTTAAAAAAGCTCGAGGGTTATCTGCTAAACTCTCGTTAGCTGTCATCTCTTTACATACTTTCATTTTTTACTCCCTGTGCAACCATCTGTCATAGACTCATTTACAACTTCATCTGTAGCTTTTTTAGTACCTTGAGGATTATCTGCGTCCTCTATGTTTCCTTCTGTGGCTTCTTTTAAATCTGCATTATTATCAATAGTTGAATTTTCTGCTTCTTGTCTTATTTCGTTAATAAGATTATCTATAGCCATTCTTTCTTCTTGCAATCCTTTTTCAACAGAACCATCTTCATCAGGATTATTTCTTGCTTTTTTTAAGTCCTCACCATAACTTTTTATCTCGTCTATAACATTTTGTGTTTTTTCTGGGTCTACTGAAATCTCATCAGCCAAGACTTTTAATTTTTCAAACGCATTATCAAAAAACTCAGTGTCGCTACCAAACAATCCTTCTTTTAAACTACTATTGGTTGTGTTAAAACTTTTAACTAATTTTTGACTTTCTAACTGTTTAGCCTGTAGTTGAGCATAAAGTTTTTTATCTTGCTCTGCAGCATACTTTTTTGTTTTATCGTAAGGTACACGAAAACCTCTATTACCACCTTGCTTTGTTTTAAAAGCCTCAAACCCAAATCGTTCAAGCATTTCTATGTTAATTAGTTCATTAGCTTGTTCTTTTTCAGAGTCATTAAGATTACTGTTGTCTATGCGGTCTAAGAATACATTTTCAACTTGAGGAGCACCAAGTGGTCTTTTCTTTTCGTTTTTATTGTATTCTTTTATGTAATCTCTTAAAAAATTACGAGCTGCATCTTCTGGAGATCCCGCCTCTATATCTATACGTGATTTTTTTCCCGTATCAGGATCAATATCTTGCTCAAAACTAAAAATTTCTTCTACTTCTTTTTTCTCTTGAGCTTGTTCGTCAGCAGCAACAGTGCCTGTTGTCTTATTTTCATCTTCTAGTTTTTGCTTATTAGCTTTTTTCTTAGCGTCTTCGGCTGCTTTTCTTGCTTGTATTTCTGTGGTATGCGTTTCTGCAATTTTATTTGCTGCTATTCTTGCTAGTCTTAAATTTTCTTTTGTTTGGTTATAAAGTTCTTGACTAGATAAATCTTTTTCATCTTTATATTGAAAGTCTATTTTTTTCTTTTTTCCCGTATCAGGATCTTTTTCCTTTCCTATCACCTCTAGTTTTTGAGATTTTGCATAATCTAAAATTTTCTTAGCCATGCCTTTCAGACCGGGCATCATTTTTCTTAACTGTTCCTGTGTTTTCCTATCAGTTTCTATATCTTGTGATTTACCTTTATTTAATAAAATGTTTTGTTCAACATCTTCAAAACTATCTAATAAAGAATTAAACACGGTGCTTGTCTCTGGCATATCATCAGTAGACTTATCAATTAATTGTGCTACGGTAGGATTATAATCAGCAGCCTTAAATGATTTAACATTTTCATTAAAACCTAAATCCACAATATTTTCTAAAGTGTAGTCTACTTTATTGTTGTCAAAGTCTGTGCGTACAGGAGATACGTATATGTCTGTTTGAGCCTTTTCATTTCTCTCAACTCTTTCTTTTCGTAGCTCTCTTTCTTTTTCTGCTTGACCTTGTTGTTCAGCAGCCACCCTTGTGATTTTTTTAGCCCCAATATCCAACGCTCCTATTGGACCACCAAGTAATGCTCCACCAACACCAGAAGCTATGTACTCTCTGGTAGCTTCAGGACCGCTAAGTTCAGCTCCAGCACCGAAACGACTTATCACGTTTTGTATAACTTCTTGTCCTCCTTCAATCGTAGCTCCTCTCAATGTACCGAGAGTAAAGGACTCACTATCAAGTAATCTACCAAGGGCGGGCATCATACCTTGAGATTGTGCAGTTTCGGCTATTTCTTGTCCAACTTTTTGTTGAGCAGCTTTTCCGTTTTGTCCTAATAAACTTTGTAGTCTTGGGAAAGCAGCTAAAGTAACTCTATCTAAAGCACCTGAAGCAAAACTAGAACCTAAGATTTTTGCAGTATCGGGGTCAATCGGACTTTCGCCTTTATCTACACCCTCTTGAGATAATCTAGCCTGTCTTCCTGCAATCTCAGGGGTATACTGTGCGGCTGCAAGAGCACTAAATACACCAGCACCAAGAAGAGGTGTACCTAAAAAACTAGCTATGCCGCCACCTATGGTGGGTAAAGCCATTTGCCCTAAACTGCCACCTAATAATTCTTTAAAAAACTGACCGCCTTTACCTACTCTTTCTAAAGCTGTACCTTCACCGATATCATAAAAATCTTGATATTTATACTCAGGGTCAGTATCTTCTATTAAAGCTTTTCTTGTTTCAGCAGAAGGGTCGGCTAAATATCGCACTGCTTCTGGAAGACCACCAATTGTTTGTAGACCTTCCCCTAATGCACCTGCAAATCCAGCTTGTTCTTTTTCTTTAGGCCCACTATCTCCAAAAATGTCATCGGATAACGCATCATAGTATGCGTTATAAATTTCATCGTCAGATGCTCCCTCTGGAAACGTGAGTTCTCTGCCACTCGGTAAAGTTATAAACCTCTCAGTAGCCATGTTATTTACCTAGTTTCTCTGGTTCCTATTTGTGGTGTTCCTCCACCTCGTGATGCTTGATCTACTATTACACGAGACAGTTTATTTACTGCATCTTCACCTAAAGCACCCGTTCCCAGTAAGTCTACTAAGACATCAAGGAAACCTTTTTCAGCGTCCAGAAAGTCTTTTTGAGTCATTGCACCGGAATTTTTACTAGCCATGGCTTGATAGTATTTACCTAGTTCTCTCCTATAAAGTTCGGTGCTCATAGCTTTCCGTGCTTCATTTCTTAACTGTTCTTCTTTTGCAGCTATATCTATATTTACTTTTTGAGTCTCAAGTTGACGTTTTTTAAGATTATCTTCAGCAGCTATAATTTCTTTTACATTACCTTTTTTCTCAGCATCTTCTCTTCTCTTCTCTGCTAACTCCAAATTTTCAAAAGCTCTCTCTGCTTTTCTTTCTGCTCCTTTTTCAAGAGCTAAATTCTTAGTAACTGCCTTAATAACGCTAGCTCCTGTTCCTAGAAGAGATTTACGTTCGTTTGCTACACCAGAATCTGTAAGTGCACTTAGACCTGCAAATCTAGCTAAGTCTTTATCCTTTGCTAATCTTTCTCTACCTTGTGCTAATACTTCTTCACTAAGATTACCGATACCTAATTTTTCTTCTAAAGCTCGTTTTCTAGCAAGGTAATCTTCAGCTTCTGGCACTGGTAATCTATCCAACTTAATACTTTGAAGAGCAGCTCTTGTTTGACCGGGAGCTAAAGAACCTATACCTTCTTTAGCCGATTCTTCTGGCCCTACAGTTATCTCGCCAAGTTGAATAGCTCTATCGAGTGCACCTGTATCAGATCGATCTGGAAAAAATTCTGCTGCTCTAGGATCTTTTTGTTTTCGTTCGTATTCTTCATCTGCTAATTTAAATCGTTGTTTTTTATATTCTTCTAATAATGCTTCTCGATCTTCCTCGGGCATACTGTCCGGCTGCGAAAATGGCTTTAAACTCCCCGGTTTTGGTAAGGAATCTAAAAATTTAGATTTCCCTAAACCTAAAGCTTTTTCTAATTCTTCCTGTTCAGCAGCTCTTTCAGCCCGTACTTCTTCATTTCTTTTGTTTCTAGCTTCTATTTCTGCTTTTGCTTCTGCTGCTGCTTGCTCAAGAGGAGATACCATTTTTGATTCGTTATACCCTTCAACCACACCACCAGAAGCAGCCAGCATTTTAGATGGTAGGGGTGGCCTACCTTGTTCCATTTGGTTGATAATATTTGGCACACCCATACCTTCATTCGCAGCTAATTTTTTACGCATGTCATC